AAAAAAAGCGCCGCTAGTGACTAGCGGCGCTTTATGGGCAAAAAAAAGCGCCGCTAGTGACTAGCGACGCTTTATGAGCAAAAAAAAGGCGTCGCTAGTGACTAGCGACGCCTCGTGGGTTTTACTTGACTGCGGCCGCCGGATTGTTTTTCCGGTAGTTCATCTTTTCCGCCAACGTAGCAATTACAGTCTGGAGTTGAGCGATTGTGAGTCGATTGCTCAACTCAATAATGGCTTGTACGTCCTGATTGGACTGTTCTTTTGCGACGAGTTTCACAATTTCTTTTGTCGCAGACGTACAATCCTTAAGACTATCCACAACGCCTTTCGGCCTTTCGGCCTTGACGGCGGTTTTCTCATCCTTAATCGCCAACGTTTTAGCGTCGATTCGCTTCTCAATATCGTTGAAAGTTACTGGCTTCACCTTGCCGTCTTTTCCTTGCTTTGGCTTAAGCCCAAGCAGGGCAGGAAGGCTTTCGACCGTTCGGCGAGGCGTGCCTTTCGCAAGCGGATTGGCCCGCATGAAGAGGGCTACTTTTATAAGCATGCTCGCGCGCCCTGATGCGCTTGACCTTGTGCGGCCTTCTTTCACAAAAATGGCCACCAGCGCGGTTTGCCACCCCTGTTTGGTATCGAGTGTGAGACCGGAGTATGTCGCCAGCTTCCCCGCTAAATCTTTAGCCAGCTTTCCAGCCTCTTCCTTCGACTGCACAGCACTTGCAGTGTGCGCATCATACGCACCGTCGGCTTGTGCGAGCTTCATCGCGAGCGCTACCGCCGCTTTCGGCAGCGCGACTGGTGCGACTGCCGCTGGCTTGGCCAATGTTTCCGGATGCTTTGCATCCGGTTTGGCTTTGGCTTTGGCTTTGGCTGGTTCCATTGTGGTGAGATTGTTTTCCATTTTTTTCTCCATTTCGCCATCTCTTATGGCGCTAGTTTTGTCCGGCCGCTAGTCACTAGCGGCAGGTTCCAGCCGGGATGCCCGGCTGGAATGTTCATGATACCACAAAATGATCACGGTGTCTAGCAGGTGACTGATAGGGGCAGCGGGGCAGCGGGGCAGCGGGGCAGCGGGGCAGCGGGGCAGCGGGTGCCGCTAGTGACTAGCAGGGGTAGCGGGTGCCGCTAGTGACTAGCAGGGGTAGCAGGTGTACACCCCTGACTATGCGAAGGAATCACTGTTCATATACCCCCCTCGGGGTGCGCGACCCAAAATCTCAAACGACTAGCAGGCTTCTGCGATTTGACATTCTACCCGCGCCGTCCTATAAAGCGGGAATGTCCGCCGAGCTAAATACATCCCGCAGGGTCCTGCTCCTGAAGTACCTCACAGACATTGAGGCGTTCGCGCACGACATTCTCCAAGGGCACTTCACGACAGCCACCCCGCAGTTCCACCGCGAACTCTTGGCCATGGCGCAAGACCCGACCAGTAACCGCAAGTGCGTGGTTGTGCCCCGTGGTTTCGGAAAGAGCACGACCATCACGTTTTTATACGCCCTGTGGTCCATCGTATTTGACCGGCAGAAGTTCATTGTCATTGTCTCCGACTCCCATAATCAGTCCAAACTCTTCCTCGAGGCCATCGCAGACGAGCTGCGCCACAACGACAAGCTCAAGCGACTGTTCGGGGACCTGACCACGGACCAGTGGTCACAAGAGTCCATCACCACCGCCAACGGCGTGAGGGTGGTGGCGAAAGGTTCGGGGCAGAAGCTCCGTGGTCTCAAGTACGGGTCGTCCCGACCTACCCTGATGCTGTTCGACGACTGCGAAAACGACGAGCTGGTGTCCACTCCGGAGCAGAGGGCGAAGTTGAAGCACTGGTTTTACGCGGCGGCGCTGCCTGCGCTGGCCAGTGACGGGCAGTGTTTCATCGTGGGTACTATTCTGCATGAGGACTCTCTGCTGAATAACATCTACGAGCGCGACGGGTCGTTCGCCAAGGCGAAGTACGCGGCGCTCATCGAGGGCGAGACGAAGTCTCTGTGGGAGGAGTACCACCCGATTGACCAGCTGCGCCTCGAGCGTGAGCGCCTGCTCTCTCAAGGGCTGTCGGACGTATGGGCGCAGGAGTATATGTGCCAAGCCATCAACCTGGACACCGCAGAGTTCCGTCCGGCTGACTTTGCTCGGTATGACCCGTCACATCTGAGGGGGCTGTCGCAGAACGACAGCTGCCGTCCGTCCATAACCATCAACAACGTGGTCCATCCGCTCAACATCACCATGGCGGTGGACCCCTCGATGGGCAAGTCGCGCTCTTCTGACTACTCCGCCATTGTGACGATTGGTTCTGCGCCGGATGGACATGCGTACATCCTCGACGTATTCCGGCGCAGAGTCCCCCCTGACGAGTTCATCAAGGTCCTGTTTGAGAAGGTGGTACGGTTCAGTCCACTGTCTGTGCACATCGAGACGAACGGGTTTCAAGCACTGCTTGCAACTGCCATCAACGAGCGCATGCGGACGCATAACGTGCACTTCCGCATTGAGGAGTTCCGGACGTCAGCGAACAAAGAGGTCCGCATCCGTGGACTGGTGCCAGCGGTCCGCTCGGGGACCCTGCTGTTCCCGCACCGTGACACTCCATGCGGGGACTCGAATGACCTCGAGGCGGAGCTTGGGATGTTCCCGCGAGCCAACCACGACGACGCCTCGGACGCGCTGGAGAGTGCGTTCAGGAATCGCGTGTCCCCGCGCAGACGGTTCGGCGCTGGTAAGCCGCGTCGCCACTATCAACCGGACTCGGCCATGGGAGGGTACTGATGGCTACGCTTGAGCAACTTCTGTGGAACTCCCCCAGCACACGCAACGCCGTGGGGGAGAACCCGAACGAGTCTCAGGGGCAGCTGCCCTCCCCCGCAGACGTAGCATACGCTGTAGCGGAGATGGCCCCCGTGACTGGCGAGGCCCTCGCTGCCAAAGACACCTATGAGAACCTGACACGTGGCGCGTACAGGGACGCTGCGCTGTCCGCGCTCGGCGCCATACCGCTGGTCGGCAGTACTGTCGGTCGTGCTGTGAAGAAGGGGATTTGGAGGACCGCATATTTCTCCGGAGGTCGGCCATGGAGCACGCAGAAAAGTGGATTGCCAAGGCGAAAGACCCTGCACTCAGGGGCGCTTTCGACGATGCATACCGCGAATACAAGAACAAGCTAAATGTTTTCGTGGACGCTATCCAAGGGCACAACGCCCAGAAGGTGTTCCGCGAGCGTAAGGTAAACCGAGGAGGATGATATGGACCTGAAAACACTGCTCACTGCACAGCAGGCGCCGCAGGGCGCGGCACCGGATTTGCGAGGGATGTTCAGCGCACCGGAGCACTCTCAGCGCATGGCCATGTACGATGAGAAGATGGCGGAAGCCAACAAGAAAACGCTTCCGGTCCTTGTAAACCTCGTTGGTATGCAGCAGGCTGAGAAGATTCTTGCCGACGAACGTGACGAGTTTGCCCGCACCGGCAAGATTTCAAAGCCGCTGAATGCTCGGCTCCCGCCGAAACTACGCAATACATTCTCAGACATCATGATGCAGACCTTCGTTGGTCAGCAGGACACCGGAGGGAAGTAAATGGCTATCAATAGCGGACGCGCAAAAATCATCGAGCCAAGCGAGCTTGAGAACGAGAAGGAAGATAAGAAAAAGAACGACGACATCCCCACAGATGCGAGGGGAATCTGCGGGTTCGTGTACGACACGTGGCGCAAGTGGTCGGAGGAGCGCAACTCCAAAGAGCTGGTGTGGCTTGAGTGCGAACGGGCGTATCTGTCCAAGCATTCGCCGAACCAGAACACCGCCCGCTGGAAGTCCAAGGCGTTCGTTCCCGTATCCTTCAACGCGGTAGAGAATATCCACTCCCAAATCATGGCAGGGCTGTTCCCGTCGCAAGACTTCTTCGACGTGACTCCGGTGCAAGAAGGGTTTGACGCACGCGCATCTGCCGTGCGCTCCCTTCTTGCCCATCAGCTCAGCGAGTCAAACTTCCGTGATAACTTCTCCGCGTTCCTCAAGCAGCTTATCACCATCGGCAACTCCGCCGCCATGGTGGATTGGGTTGTGGACCGTAGCGGAAAGAGCGTGATTTCCGAATGCTCGCGGTTCACCCCGCTTGATATGAAGTATTTTCATGTGGACCCGTTCTGCTCGGACCCGCAGCGCGGGAACAAGATGCGCCGCTACTGGCTCACTGAGGACGAGGCGGAATCTCTTGGATGGTTCGTCCAAGAAGGTATCGAGGAGGCCGCCGAAACCTCCTCTGCCGGAGGAACCATTGAAGGCAACGAGGACGCCAATCGCCGCACGGCTGCGCAGGAAGCTGACCTGACCTCCGGCATTGACCGAGACCGTGGGCCGCTCGACATCTTTGAGCTGTGGGGCACGTTCGAGTACAACGGTGAGCGGTTCGAGAACTATGTCGTGTCCGTAGCGAACGGGAAGCTGCTGCGCATGCTGCCATCTCCGTACCTCGACGGTCGGGACCCGTTCATCTTCTGCCGGTATGCCAACGTCGCAGGAGAGGCTTACGGAATCGGTGCGCTCGAACCGGCACTTCCGCTCCAGTATCTCATCAACACTTTCACCAACCAGAAAGTGGACGAGCTGTCGGTCATCATCAACGGCATGTTCAAGTACGTGGACGACGGCGTCATTGACGTGGATAACCTTATCTCGGAGCCGAGCGCACTCTTCGAGGTCGGGGACATCAACAACCTCCAGCGTATCTCACCCGATACCTCGGTAACAATGGCATATACGGAAATCAGTGACCTTGAGCGGAAGTTCGAGGAGGCCACGGGCGCTATCAAACTGGTGGCGGGCGGCACGCCAAACACGGCCCGCACTGCTACCGAGGTCATGGCGCTTACCCAGAGCGGCAATTCCAGATTTGCCGAGCAGGTTGCTAACATTGAATCCACAGGTGTGACACCCGCCCTACGCAAGTACATCGGGAATGCCAAGCAGTTCATGAAGAAGGCGGTCTCAGTCCGTATTCTGGGCGAGGCGGAGCCTGCATGGATTGAGGTGTCCCCGCAGGATGTGTCTCACGAGTACACCATCCGCGCGGGCGGCTCCCGCTTGGTCGGTATGCGGGAACTCCGCATGCGCAACCTTATGCAGTACATCCAGATTATCGGACAGATTGCCCCGATTGCCCAGCGCATGGACTGGGACAAGCTGGACCGCCGCATCTGGAGAGAGCTTGGGTTTGATGACAGCCAGTCCATGCTCAAGCCGGAGCAGCTAGTCAACGCAGGTATGGGCGCACCGCAGGGTGCTCCTCCGCAGGGGACCCCAACCAACGGGCAGAACCCAGCGGTTGACCAGATGATGATGGGCATGATGGGCGGTATGCCGGGGGGGGGCAAAGGTGGCTTGCAGTAAAGCGCAGTACGAGGACCTCCAGAACCACCCAGCGTTTCAGGAATTAATGGAGTGGGTAGGCCGTGCGAAAGACGAGCATCTTCGTGCAGACCCTCCGAACAGTATCCTCCCCAATTACGGGGAGGTGTATGCAGCAAGAGCCGCACGTTACCGGCTTGTCATGGACATCGAACGGTTCATTGACAAACGCACGCGCGAGAACTATAAAGCGAGGTAAGACCAATGGCAGATAACAAGGACACTCCTAACACCGGAGGCTCCGAGGACGATGTTGTAATTCTGGGGACTGAGAGTTCGCGTGCAACGATTGTTGACCCGAATGACCCGTCCAGCACAGATACCGCAATTACAACTGGCTCCGCTCAGGACACCCCACCGGCCACGGACTCCGAGGAAGAACGCCTTTATGCAGGACGGTACAAGTCAGTTGATGACTTGGAAGCTGGGTATAAGGAACTTCAAGCAGAGTTCACGCGGACACGGCAAGCAGCAGCACAGCAGCCCCCCGCACAGTCGGCGGCCCGACAGGCTCGGGACGAAATTGACCCGGAAATCCAAGCACAGCTCGACCCGTACATCCGAGACCTCCGCGAAGAGCTTAATACGCAGAAGGTCGAGGCAGCATGGGGTCAGTTGCAGTCAGAGTTCGGCTCGGACGTCCGTAAAGAAGTAACGGCGTACTACGAGCAGCTCGCTCCAGCCGACCGTGAGGCCCTGAATACCATGGCAGGGGCGCGAATCATCGCCAATCTCTTGAAGAAAGAGAAGGAGTTGAGCAAGCGTCAGTCC